CTGGTAGTGCGCCTATAAGTTCAAATGATGCCATTTTTTCCTTTAATTTTATTCAGAAGTTAAGGGGGTTAGTTACTCCCCCCTACGTTTCTAATTAAAATGTCCAATAACCTTCTGTCGCAAAGTGTCTGCGTGGGTCTGTTACTTTCTTGCCGTAAACAAACAAGTCTTTATAGGCTGTTCCAAAGTCGCCTATTAAATCTTCTTCCATAGTTGCGGTTAAGAGTTTTTCAGCAAAGGTCATCCAGTTTGAATGTCCTGCCAATACTCTCCATCCGTTAGTGTTATCACCTGTCAGGCGGTTTGATCTAAATACCTTGAACCCCTGCAACATAGTAATAAAGCCTTTTTTTACCAGTTCTGTATAGACTTCTGGTACGTGTAAAGCTACACCTGTTGCCCTTACTAAAATATTCTCAAAGTCGGGCGGTACAACTAACCATCTGCCGGAATCGGGTACAGTATTGTGTCCCTCATTCTCAGCTTGGTCTAGTTTCAATTTCAACATTGCCACCTGTTCTAAGAGATTAGTTGTCGTAATCGCTAAAGGCGTTGCCGCTTCGATAACATAGGTTGATCCACCTGCTTGTGTCCCACCTGTGTAGGCGGAAGTCGTATCATCAAGATCATCCTCAATGGTGATTAAATCAGCATTAGTCCAATCCTTTATCCTATACCACTTGGTATGACCTTCTGCTTTAAAACCTCTGCCTTCCATCGCTTCGGTGAAAGCACATCCTGATCCAGTTACGATACCAGTTGTGGCGGCGATAGAAACTGAGCCAGTTGACTCATCAGTACCTACCCTATTTCCTGCACCGACATCAGCATAAGCACCGAAAACAAAAGAATCCATATTCTTGTTTCTCTCGTCTGCTTTTTGCTTAACTACTGTGGAGTGGGGATTCTTGATATAAGAAAGCCACCGAGCAAGAGTTTTCTCTTTCCAGTAGAAAGATTTATACTGATCGATTACCAACTGAGCATTATTCTCTTCTAAAGAGTCCGCAGTTAAAGCCGCATTTGCGTACGTCTTTTCTGACAGCCTCTCAAAGTTCAAGATGTTCATCTTAGAACCTACGCCGTTTATTTCTCCCTGATAATCACGATTAACGATAGTATCTATAAGACTCTTGTCATATAGTTCTTTCATCAATCTTTGAGAAAAACCTTCGGCTAATTTTGTGCCGTAATCTGAGGCCATTTTTTCCTCCTTATGAAAAATAATTTATATTATTTCCGGCTCATAAAGAGGTTAGGAAGTTGTTATATTAAGAATAAATGTTCGTTATATTCGGTGTCAAGTGCCAAACTTACAGGCTTTCTATCTTTCCAGCGTCTAGTTTTCTTTTCCATTGGGTATAATCCCTATTTCTTAATGTTCTGCCTTCTTCAATAGTAAGAATCCCCGGCTTCTTTCCTTTGTTAGCCGGACCACCAGTTCCTGTTTCCATCATCTTACCTTTGCTCTTGGGCTTAGCGTTCTTAGTAGCGTCATAAAGGAAAGCGGCTTTAATATCATCAAAGTCCATATTCACTCGTGTCTGTTTAATAGCGAATAACTTAAACTCTGCCTCTTTGCCCTCAAGCTCAGGAGAAGCTATTAAGGTCTTTGGATTACCTATATATTCATTTACCTTAGTGTTCCAAGCCTCAATACTCTTATTATCAATAGTTAGTTTCTCAAACGCCTTGAAACGCTTGGTATTTACTGAACTTTCCTTTGCCATTTTCTTCTCAAACTCACTCATTACATCCCAATCGGTATATTCTTTTTTGAGTTCTTCTTGGGTGGGGTCAGCAAACTTACTCACCTTATCTAGTGCCTCGTTTACTTGTTTGTTTTTAGCGTGGAGTATCAAACTCTCTTGCTGTGAAGCTATGTATTTCTTTTTATAATCCGGGTCTTCTTTCTCTTCTTCCACTACTTTTTTTTCTTCCTTAACTTCTTCTTTCTCTTCCACTTTTTCATCTTCTTCTTCAACCTTTTCCTCCTTTTCATCCATCTTGTCTAAATCTTCTGCCGCCTTTTTGGCGTTGGCTTCTAATTCTTCTGATGTTGGCTTAACGTGATCTTTTTTCATACCGGCCTCCTTAAAGGGTTTGGTAATTTATAATTATTTTCTTTTACTAACTAATCCGGCAACCGCCCTATCCAATGCTTCTTTTGCCCTCTCTGGTGTGGATAGGTATGCTTCAATCAGCATATAGTTGCGTAGTCTTGCCTTCAAAAATATATCCTGTTTAGTTTTTAAATTGCTTACTGCAAGTTCCTGTTCTACTGAATCCCTCATAGACTTAATATACTTGCGAATACTCTCAACAGTTACTTGACTCTTAGCAAGTGCTTCCTCCCACGAATGGAAGGTTTCAAGCTCAACCTTGCTTAAATCATCATATTTTATACCGACTTTTTCTAGTATCTCTGTTATCATCTTTGTACCTGATTAGGAGCAAGTTGTAGGGCTTGGGGCGGTGGTTGCTCTGGTTGCCCTTGTTGCTCCGGGTTCACTCCCATCATTGGGTTACTTAATAACATTTCCCTCTTTTGGTCTTCAAACTCCATAACAGCGTTAATATCATCGGGGGGTAAGTCAACAAACTCTAATAGCTTCCTGTTGTATATCTCAGCCAGCTTAGGATTGTCGGGCATATTTAACTTAACCGCATTTAGTTTCTGCAACTCCTCTGAGTTCTTGGCGTCCCTCTCATCCTGAGACCATATCTTAACCCTATATCCTGCTGGTGTCATCCAATCGTTAGGGTTTACTTCTCTTGAGTAAATCTCGTCTGTGTTTCTACCTTCCTTATATATCTTAACTGCGTCTATCTTATCGCTTGAACCTTCTATCAGTTTTAGGAATGTCTTTGCACGTTCTTTCCACACTTGGGTATAAAACTTAGACATACCTTTTATACGTTCTTTGGCTTCTCCTAGTGCTAACTCAACCTCCCCTAATGTTATCTGTCTCTCTGTTTGTACCCCTTGTTGAGTGGAAGTAGCCCCGGAAGCCTTCTCTACCATTTCGGTTACATAATTCATTTCATCTAAACTTTCAGATAAATCGGGTATATCTACCTTTTGTAGTACATCTTGTGGTTTGCCGGGTACTCCATACCAGCCCCACGGAATCGGTTGGAAGGTAGAAGGCATAAATCCTTCAATAGTAGAATCAAAGTAGTGCATACCAAAGTTCCGAAGTGTCCTGTTCTCTACTAATTGGGAGAACCAAGAATTTAGTACCTTATTAGGAGTCCTTACTAAGTCGCATATACCATCACTCCAAAAGTCCTGACGTTCTAAATCATCAGCCCAACTGTTGTAATTGAAGTGATTTCTCCAATAGTTGTCTTTTGTCGTTCCTAAGACTTCTTCTAAGGGCTTTTTAGATAAGATAACCATATCCTCAGCCTCTACATACATATACAATTCTTCTTCTTTGTCGTCTTCTTCCCTGTAAATAAAGTGCATTGATAACTCAACAATCGTTTCACCTAGCACCGGGTCTTCTACATCATCAAGCCCCATCTCTGCCAGCTTCTTGTTCTTCTCAGTTTGCATTGTTTGATTCTCAGCCGATTTTATCAAACCCATTTCAGACTTGAACCATTCCTTTAGTTTCTTTACTTCCTTTTTATCATACAAAGGGTCTTTTTCTATCTCTGCCAATGACTTGTAGATATTAGTATGTATCAAGAACCTTGAAGAATGTATGTTGGTGGGGTCGGTGTATCTTGAAACTAATATGTCCTGTGGGTCTTGAATAGTCATTTGACACTTGCCGTCAACTATCTGCCATTGGTCAAAACTCCTACCAAACATTATAATCTGCCTCTTATCTACTATGTCCTGAAGCTCAAACCTGTTATCATCCCCAACTAACTTCCAGTATTCATTCTTAAACATCTGGGCTTGCTTGTCGTTGTCTAAGTTCTCAAAGTATATAACCGGGAGGTCATCAACGTCTTTGAGGATAGTCTTGATAACAGTTTTCATTAAAGGAAGGTTTACTGACTGTCGTTGGGTTAAGCGGTTAATAGTTAGCTTATCTCTTGAAAGGGTGTAGTTCTCTAGCCAATCATCCTGCCGACGTTTACGAAAATTATAGCCGGACTCTTTATTTAGTTTTAATGTCTGCAATTCGGGGTTGGTTCTATCAATATCTGCCATAAACTAATATAAGCAAAATATTCTAGTTTATGTCAAGTATTTTTAAACTGTTCCCCACGGGAACACCTAATAGTGGGCTGGAACGTGGGGCTGAAGGTATATGAGGACAACCGCCCCACGCTTCAACTCACTATTGTCAAGCTGGCAAGCTCTCAAAGAATGGCAAAACCCCCCCCGGTTCGTTTGGCTTCCACTCTACTTTCTTACCAGAAGCGATAGCGTACCTTAAAGCGTCCATTAAGTGATTGAATATATCGCTTGGTTCGTTGATTGTCTTGCCATCCTTATCGGTCATCCATAAGTAATTGCGGTATTCTTTAATCAAGTTCAATGACCGTTTAGTAATACTAATCCTTTGGTCTTGCACAAACTGTATGCCGTTTAACACGCTGTCCTTGCCTTTTTCACAGGGCATTATCATCAAGCCAGCCATCTTTAAATCAGCAATACTCTTTGGTTCGTTGTTATCGGCTATAATAAGTTTTCTATCCATATTCTTAAACATATCTATAACCTCGCTGTTGCTTAATCTAGTCTGATACAAAACCTCATCAAGTATATAACCGCCATCGTATTTATAAACTGCCACTCCTGCTGTTGGGTCATTACTATAACCCCAATCTAATCCATAACGCCACAACTTAGCTTCGTGGGGGAAGTCCGGCATACTGTCTATTATCTGCCAATCCCTATATATCCTGCCTTCTGCTTCACCCAACAAACCCTCACCATAAACACGCCACCAGTTCTTATTGTGCTTGCGTACCTCCAAAGCCTTAATCATATCGTCCCCTAATGCCTCATTGTCCTTGTAAGTTAATATTATAAAATCAACGTCCTGCTTGGGTTGTACTTCCTCATACCACCAAAACTCCTGAACTGGATTCCAGTCTAGCCATATTATCTTTTCCGTTCTAATCTCAAGCTGTGTATAGGTTTCATAAGAAACATTGTTAGCCTCATTTATAAACAAGACTTGCCTTCTTGGGCCTCTAACCTTACCCGGCTGGTCTGCTGAGAAGAACTCTATCTTACTTCCTGTTTCAAACGTATAAACACTATTAGTTTTATTCCAGTTCTTAACCTTCCAATAATTGTGTGCCTCCATTATGTTTTGAAAGTCCCTTATAGCACCCCTTTTCAAATGGGGAAATGTTTCACTAACAACACTAAGCATCTCGTTTTTAGTAGATTG